CCAATGAAGAGTAATATTTAATAGAATTTGATGTTACCGCACTGAATTGTGTTCCTGTTATTTGAAAATTGTATGGTTCGTGATAAATAGATGATGTAGCATAAGATTGCGTATGTCCCTCTGGTGTAACATAATTATTAAACCAAGGGTCAGATGGGTTACCTGTATTCTGCTGTATTGGCACATTTAAATAATACTGTCCATTAACAGTAACACTATTTGTAGGTTGCCCAAACAGTGTAGATAAATCATATTTTATGTCTTGCTTATCTGTCCATGGATCCGCCCCTCTAACCAAAATTAATATCCCCATATTTTTCCAACCATCACCATTTACTGTTAGTGGGTTAATTAACTCACTTCGAAGATTACCATTAGAATCTTCGTAAGCAATATTTTGTAATTTATTTAAAATATATTTTCTTAATAAATTTGTTGCAGGTAACTGTGAAGCTGGGTTTGGGGTTGAGTTAATACTTATACCGGCAGCAATTGAATCGGCATCATATGCAGTCATACCTGTTACTACTTGGAAGTACTCCAAACCTGTTTTAAATTTATATTCTTTTTCTGAACTTGTTCCTGATATTTGTATAGTACTTGCTCCTATTCCACCTGTTGGTGTGACGAAACTAACCGTGTAATTTGTAACCGCAGTGGTAGAAGTTCCGGTAATTGAATTTGTTCCAAATTGGTTTGTTGTTCCACTAACTAAATTTAAATCATTAATATTATTAGGGTTAGTGAATGTTAATAGAGAACCAGGTTGGTAGGTACTTGCAACTGCAGGGTCACATAATATTATTAAAACATTATCGGTAAAAGGTGTACTGTTGTTTACTGTTGTTGTTATTCTATTTGGTGCAGTTGTGTCAAAGTATCTTGCCCTAACATTTGCTAAATTTAATGACTGAGAATATGTAACATCTCTTTGTAAAATATATTCTGAGTCTGAAAATATACTTACTATTGGCACTCCAATTTCAGGAGTTGTTGGGTACCCAGCGATTGCATATCTTATACCATAGGCATCTGCTTGATATTTATTATTCTTTTTTGTTTCACTACCTCCATAATCATCAACATCTAAATAACAAAAATAAGTAGGATACCCTTGTTCTATTTGATTATCACCCGCATCAACATCACATAATTGAATGCTTGGTACTCCGCCCCAAAAATCGTTTGAGTTGACATTTGCAAGAAACGAATTATTACTTCTTGTATAAATCGTATATTTACCAATTTTATTTTCAGACGTACTTCCACCTCCACCAGGAGTATCATCAATTTCGTCTAATTCCAAATCAGGAGCATCACAAGAACACGCCTCACAATCAGGGTATGACATCATAGGTAAATTAATACCTTTAAAATTAAATGCCGTTAACATTGGTGATACTTTAGCCGCGAATAATACTGCTGCGGCAATAAAGAAAATCGCGGCTAAACCATAAAGTACTATTAAACCTATTGCTGGGTAAGCGGCAACCGCGGCGGCGATATATTGATACCCTAAATACGCTAAATAAATAGGAAAGAATATTGCAATCACCCATTTTAATATCGGCCAAACAAGGGCTAAAACGTGTAATACAGGTATCAACGCATAAAGTACAGGACTAAAAATTGTGATTACTAAATTGAATAAAAAGAAAATAAAATCAAAATTTCTTACACCATCATTAACAGGAAACCTATTTGTTGTTGTTGTACATGTTCTATCAGTAATTTCTTTAATCCCTAAATGTCTACTTCTATTATACCCCCATTTCCATCTATCTAAAAAGTTTGCAATTGTATATACTTTATTAAAGTGGAATTCATAGAACCTATCCTCACAATTAATCGCTTCTTGTATCATTTGGTTACCTATGGTTGTTGTTACATCCCCATAGTCATTCCAATCTAAACTAAATGCGTATGAATATAATTGAGCGTTTAAATCCACAGGTTGGTTGGTGTTACTTGGTGACCACCCCCATTCTTTTATATTTGGAACTAAGTAGTCTGCTCTTAATATACTACTTTCCATACCTTCTTCATTTTGGTATTGGATTCTAAATCTATATTTTGCTTTTGTTGGTATCCCTTGTGTTGGATCATTAGATAATACTTGTTCACCAAATTCATTTGTTGTAATATAATCTAAATTCATAGGGACTTCGGTTAACCAAGTACCTTCATCGTCAATAATTTTACCACCTTCAGGTAAACTATATTGTTCGAGTATTGGTCTACCATTAACGTCGTAATCTATTGTTTGTCTAATTGCTAAAATTTTTCCTGAAGCAGAAACTAAATCACATAAATTTCCTGAATTTCTTTTTGGTTTACAGTTTGTCTTTAAAAAGTCTTCATCTGCAGTTGAGAATATAGATCCCATGAATACTGCCTGTGGTTTTATTTCTATTCCAACATCTCTTAAATCGAAATCAACTCTTGTGATTCCAATATCACAAAGATCCTGTTCACCCCAAAATGATGTTACGTCAGCATCTTTTTTTATGTTTATTATTTGTGGTAAAGACGCTAAATCAGTTGATGACTTGAATTGATCACCATTAAACTGTTCAGATGATGCCATTCCCATTCTTATCAAATCGGAAGGACGTAAAGAGAAACAACCAATGTTTGATAAATCTAAATCTAAAACAACCGTTTGTATACCAAGTGGCACACCAATAATCATGAAGTCACCACTCTCATTAGTTTTAACTGTAAATTTGTAGTATTTTTCGTATACCTCAAGAACTTCTTTTCTTGTTAGAATGTCTTCTCTATCAGGAAATGTTCCTGTTGGTGTATGCCCACCATATTCTTGAACGTATGGTAAAAGATTATATCTATAACCGTCCTCATTTTTATCTTCAAGTGTTTTGTATGGGTATAATGTTGATATTACTATATCGTCTTCGTCTTCAGGCTTTAACGGTACAAAAACAGATACCGTTGCGTTTGGTATTCCGTACCCTCCATTAACAATAATTCTTCCTGCAATAACACCATAGTCGGCACAGAATCTTGTATATACATCATCTTGTCTTAATTTTAATGATAAAATTTCAAGAAAATCAAAATCCTGATTAACGTTAATTCTTATGTTTTTGTCTACTCCCGGCTGTGTTCTTATTCTATAACTTTTAGTCATTTGCCTTTTTAAAAATAAATAGTTATGTTCCTATTTTTTAAAAATAGGTGTTATAGAAATAAAATAAAGAATCTTATGAAAAGTCTACCGTTTTAAGGCTCTTAACCCTAACCTTAATATCCTTATTGTCAAATTTAACTTGGTAAATTTGATCTGGTTCTGCAAAAATAGTATCGTCAATTAGTCCGATTTCTCTTGTAACTTTATTTACATATTTTTGTGATGTTTCAGATGAAGAATATTGTCCACCAACTTTATTGTATATTTTTAAATCAGATAATGTAGAAACACCGGCTACGTTTTGTATTAATCGTCTAACATCTGATACGTTAACATTTTGTCCTAACTCTCTATTACCAGGTTCCATATAGTTTGCAACAGAATTAATGATTTCAGTAATAACTTGTCCTTGGTTTCTATCTGATTCCATCACTACAAAGATTTCAAATTCCAAATCAACTACCTTCGCAACATCAATAGAAATGTAATCGTTTATCATTCTATATTTAGAAAGGTATGTCGCTAAATTAGATTTCAAGTTATTTGAAACAACTTGTGTTAATTTTCCTGAAGTATCGTAAGATAATATTTGAATTCTAATTTTATTATTATTTTCAGTTATTGAAACTTTTGCAGGTGCTCCAAACTTACCCGGCATTGTATCTATTAATGATTTATAATCATTCACAGTTACCGCTCTTTTTTGTGCGGCAAAATTAAATGATACCATATTTCTAACCTCTTCCGTTGTTGGTGGGTTTGACCCTCCAATCGCAGCGGTAACATTTGTTATTGATAGTGAGTTTTGTACATTTGTGTTTACTATATCTGAAGGACCTGTTATTGAAAAATCTATAGTACCTACTTGATTAATAACCCCTACACCAACATTTGCTGCTATCCCGCCACCTATTCTATATTGAACAAAAACTGTAGTGTTTGGTTGTACTGTTAATCCTAACCCTATATTGTTTTGGTAATTTGCCAAATCTAATTTAATACCATTTCTTGCAAAGTCAGCCAATTGTTGGTTTGGTGTGTTAGTGCCCCCACCAAATTGTACCTTCATAAAACCTTCAGGTGTGTATTCTGTTATAAATCTATTTTCAGTCTTTATATATTTACCAACTTTAACACCCGCATTATCTGTTGGTTTTGTTGGATCCTCAATAAATACAGTATCTTCAGCTAAAGCGTCCACCTCATACCATCTATTTTGTGAACTTAAAAAATCACCGTATGATGGTATATTAGGGTA